AAGAACAAAAACAGGTACGGCTTTTCAGTAGGCGATAGCTTTCTGGGTATACATTTTAGAAAGCGGTCACTATATATAGAAATGTTCTACCCGCCGAAAAGATTTGGTGAGAAATCTATGCCGGTCCTGTCGCTCTAACCTTGATAGTACTGTAACAGGGTTAGAGTTGATCCTGTTACAGTACTTTTTTAGGAGAAATAAAATGACCATTAATTTAAAAGATTTTGATGTACCTGAGAGTCGGAAAGATTTGGACAATCCTTCTAATATTAGATGGCTGTTAAGAAATTTAGCTAGTAGAAATAAAAACAATCCAAGGTTTGAAATGGTATTCAACGAACTAAAATCTTTAATTAAGGGGTTTTTGTAGATTGACTTTATTATTTAAATATGATATACATTAACCGTGAAAGGAGAAATAAAATGTGGATAATAAAATACAAAGATGAAATAGTTTTTACAACACCAAATTACAAAACATTAGACGACCAACTAAAGATGTTTAAGGTGCTTAACTTTAAAGCTCCACTCACCTATGAGTGGTTGGGTACCAAACAACCGACTATTGACATACTAGCATAGATATGCTAGTATATTAAGGAACTGACCAATGAAAGATATATTATTTTTTGCTCTCATTTTCGCAAACATTTTTCTTATTCTATTTTTTCTGGTGTATGGAGTGTTTATATTATGGTAAATAAAAAGGGATTTTTTAAGAAACGCTCTCCTTATTGGAGGACGTTACGAAAACTAAGTAATCAGATTGTTGCTGCAAAGAAAGGCAGAGGCAGTTACCGGCGTAAAGATAAACATAAGGAGAAATGCTATGACTGATAATATTACAGAGGATGTACTGGCTTTAATAGTTAAAGGAAAAGCCAGTATTAAAAGGGGATGGGTTATGACAGAAATCCTAAAAGAAATAAGTAATAAATACGGTGAGCCTGGAATGAAGGTAGCCAGAGAATTTATTATTAAAGATTATTGTGGGATAAAGGAGCAGTAAAATGCAGTTACCAACATTTGAAACGATAGAAGATGTAAAACTATTTCTCAATCAGGAAGGTGACACATGGTGTAGACCTATGGTTGAGGAATTTATAGAGATGTGTGGGTCTGATCTTGATATACATGAACTCAATGGCTGGCTCCTGTCTGAAATGAAATCCCTGTCTGAGGGCTATGAAAACTTTTATGATAATTAATCATCTTAGTTAGTGAGTACTAACGAACTAACTAAGATGATTAATTAAAGCCAAGCTGGTCGGGCTTAGACGGCTGGCATAATGAGAGGTACACACGATGTTTGATAAAGATAAAATTGATTTTGAAGTAGAGAAGATTGAACTAAACCATACTTGGAGTCCGAAAATCGGACCGGAGCATACCATCTTTGCGTGGCCGGAGGAAACTGCCTCAATTCCTGCCAATATCGGAATGGGTATCCGCAGAAAAGATACTAAAGAAGTACTTGGTATTGTTTCCGCAGACTACCAACCTGTGCAGTACAGTGAGATTGTTGAGGGAGTGGAAGAGGCTCTTCACCTTGCTCAAATGGATATGACTGATGCTAGGTTTAATACTAGTGTCTATGATAATGGTGCTAGGCTGGAGTTAAGAGCTTGGTTTCCGGCTCATCAGGTAGCTATGCAAGATGATGGCAAAGATCCAATAATACCTGAGTTTGTGTTCAGGACTTCTCATAACAGAACATGGGCTAACAATGGTATGATGGGGATGTGGCGTAGCTTCTGTTATAATACTTTAGTATCCGGCGACAAGCTGGCCTATGTCTATGGCAGACACACCAAGAATTTCAACGTGGGTGCCTTTGCCGGAAAGATACAGAATGCTGGCGAGTTTATCTCTGGCTCTGGTCTGAATCAAATGAGGGATTGGTATAATACCAAGGTCACAAGAGATCAGGCTATCAATTTATTTACTGAAACTCTGGCACAACGTACTGATAATGTTAGCAGAAAGAAGGTTGCTAATAAGGTTATGCTTTCCAACCTAATGAAAATCTTTGATGAAGAGAACCGGCATCTGCATGGTAAAGGTGCTTATGAAGGCTATAGCAAGCGAAGTATTGGTACACTCTGGTCAGCATACAACGCCGCTACCCATTGGTCTAGCCATCCTAAGAGCAAGACAGGTAGCAACCACAATGTTAGAGTAACAAGAGAAGACAGGGTCAGAAAGATGCTGGCTTCTGATGCTTGGCTGGGATTGACGCAGGTGGCTGCTTAATATAATGAAAACAAAAGAACATTTAATATATTTTAAAGATGAAGCACCCAGGATTGGTTCTGGTTGGCGCAAGGTAACTGTCAAGAAGGGCCGAAAATGGGTGCATCTTTTTGGTAAAGATGCTAAGAAAAAACTTTTGATGCAGCAATGGAAAGTGATGGAGAGAGCTATGATAAAGTATCATGAAAGAAATGGACCAGGTAGGTTAGATACTTTTAATGGAGAAATACTATGACATCCCAAACAACTAGAGGTAACTATGAGATGGGTAAACTTCCTCTAATAAAACGTCTTCTATGGTCAAGTATAGATAAAATAAAACATACATCTGTGAAGTATGCACCAAGTGAAACATTATTACATAAGAAAATTTATTATGATGATTGGAGGGAGATAATAAGAAAACTTGAAGCTTTGGAGAAGGAGATAGACCAGCTATGAATGAGACAGACAGATGATTGCCTATAAACTATTTAAGGAACGAAGGGATGGCAGCATTGGCCCTCTCTTCATAGGTGCCAGCCAGAGAATACCTATTGGTGAGTGGCTACCAGCAGAAGATATTCCCACCAAAGGCTTTGCTCACAGACCAGGATGGCACACAGGAGTAGAGCCTAATGCTCCTCACCTGAAGCAGGGTGGTAACAGAGCTTGGTATGTAGTTGAAATTAAAGACTATACTACATTCAAACGGCCCTCTAATCAGGGTGGTGAGTGGCTCATCGCCCAGTACATGAAAGTATTAAGGAGATTAAAATGAGTATAGACGCAAGAGTAATGTCACAGCTTGAAGACTTCTATGAAGAAGCCCTGGAGATGGGGCTGACTGAGGAGAAAGCCAGGGAATGGGCATGGGATAAGAATATGGATCTGGGTCGAAAATTCTTAACCTTATACGGATCTTGGGCATACAAAGCTAATGGTGAGTGGAGCATTGATGCTAAAAACAAAAAGAATGCAGAGACTTCAGAAAATGACTGAAGAAGAAAAGAAAGCTATGAATGAGATAGATATTCTGAAAAAGAACGTAGCTGATCTGCAAAGACAGTATCAAGAAACCTTAATAAAAATTAAGAAATTGCAAGAGGAGAAGTAAATGCAGTTTATATTAAATTTAGATTGCTCTGAAGCTGATGATAATCAAGTAAAGATTATGGCAACAGAAGCAGTCAAAGATGGTGACTTTTTAAATTGGGATCATGCCTATGAATCTATATGGGATTGGTTGGAAGGAGAAGTAAATGAGTGTCATCGAAGGTAAGGTCTGGGGTAGCACAGAGCCTCTACTCCAATCCCCTGCCGTGGAAATACACCGCATCAAGGTAGAACTGGGCGGTTATTGTTCACAACATAAACATCAGGCCAAAATAAATGCTTTCTATGTAGTCTCTGGTGAGCTAGAGATACAAAGATGGAAAGACTACGGTCTATGCGACAGTACCCATCTGTTTGCTGGTGATATGTCTATCGTACCGGCAGGTGAGATGCATAAATTCATAGCTCACCAAGAGACAGAAGCTCTGGAAATTTATTGGACAGAACTCAAACACTCTGATATTCTCAGAGAGAATGTTGGTGGTACAACCCCAGCAAAATTAAGAGAGGTAATATGATTATGGGAAGTAAAATAGACTACTTAATGCAAGACGCCGTTAATGCTAAAATCAAGAGTATGACGGTAGCGGAGAAGGAATTAATGTTGTTTTCCGAGTTAATGTCCTATCTCGATAGGTCAACTACTGACACTATGGAAACTATAGAAGAATGGTTAAAAGAAGAGAAAGGATACTGATAATGGATATATTGTTAATATTATTAAGTTTATTTGGGGGGTTCTGGCTGTGGTTTTTGTAATTGCTCATATCGAAGACCCAATGGATATCTTTAGTATAGATATTTTGCCTGACGATAACGGCCACAAAGTAAAAACTTTTAAAACTAAACAAGAGGCGCACCATTATCTGGAATCTATAGATATCCATCCGCTATCATTATTTAATTCAGACATAATAATTGCGAGGGTACATTGAAATATTTATTAGTAATTGTAAGTATCTTTTTATTTACTAGACCTACTAATGCAAACGAGTTTGAGTGCTTGGTTGAAGCATTATATCATGAGGCAAGATCTGAAAATGATATTGGTGTATTAGCGGTCGGTACTATAATTTTAAACAGAGTAAAGCATAAAAGATTTCCCAATACAATTTGTAGGGTAGTCCATCAGGGGTATTACTGGAAGACTAATCCTATCAGAAATAAATGCCAATTTTCCTATTGGTGTGATGGTAAGACAGAAAAATATAAAAATATTAAATCTCTTTTTAGAATAATACTACTGGCAGAAATGCTTTGGGACGGGGCTGCTATTGCATCTCTGAATAAGGCAACTCACTACCATGCATCCTATGTTAGACCCATGTGGTCTATGAAAAAACAATTTAAGTTAATCACGCAGAAGGGTAGGCATTTATTTTACGTTGACTCACGTTAATTTTTGGGGTATAATATGAAACAAACTATAGAAGAAAGATTACATAAACATATTGAAATTTTAAAACAACAATTAGAAAAGGAAAGGGATGAAAATAAAAAACTAAAAGAAAAATTATCTGAATTTGATTATAGAAAAGCAAATCAAGGATGGGTTGAAAATGACTAGTAATTTGTGGAGAAAGGAACGGAGACAGGCTTTTAATTTTTTATTAAAACAATATCTTCAGGAAGGTTATGACCCCAGAGAGGCTAAATCGTTAGCCAAGAGAGAGGTTGATGAAATTATGTTAGACAAAGAAGATTTTGTAAACAACCTGTGGGAGGAGACTTATAGTGATGTCTAGATGGAGAGTTATTCTAAAAAAGAAACTGTCAAATATTATTATAGAAGATTTTAAAACCAGAAAGGAAGCGGAGGAAGAGGTGGCTTGGCGAACCCAGTTAGCAAATCATTTGAGACACACAGGTTCCATCTCTAACGACCCTAAAAGTCTTTATGAAATTCAAAAAATTAAAAATGTTGGCAATCCAAAACACTAAAATACTATTTAGTTAGTGAGTTCTACGAACTAACTAAATAGTATATTAAGGCCAAGATGTTGGGCCGTGGACAACATCACCGAAAGGAGATTTTAATGAGTGATACTAAATGTATATCAAAGGGGCCATGTCCTAGCTGTACCTCAAGTGATGCCCATGCCTTGTATGATGATGGTCACTCCTATTGTTTTAGTTGCGAAACAAATTTTAATAATGATTCAAAGGTGGTACCAATGACTAATACAAAAAGTTCTGGATTATTAAAAACAAGCGGTGAGGTGTCTGCCATTAGTGATCGGCACATAGAACGTGAAACCATTAAAACATTTAATGTTGAAGTAACAAAATCTGGCAGTACAATTACCCATCACATCTATAAATATTTTGACAACAACGGCAATCATGTTGCTAATAAAATCAGAGAAGTGCAAGGTAAAAAATTCTGGTCTGAAGGGAATGTAAGCGGCTCTGTTTTATTTGGTGAAAATATATTTTCTGGTGGTGGCAGATATATTACAGTCTGTGAGGGTGAGATTGATGCTATGTCTGTCTATCAGATGAATGGCAAGTACCCTACTGTTTCAATTAAGAACGGTGCCGCATCAGCAGTTGAGAACTGTAAGAAAGCCTTTAACTATCTTAACCAATTTGAAACCGTAGTTCTGTGCTTTGACAACGATGACCCAGGCAGGAAGGCGGCACAAGCAGTAGCTCAAATCTTTGAACCCAACAAATGTAAAATCTTAACTCTAGAACTTAAAGATCCAAACGAGTATCTAAAGGTTGGTAAACGTGAGAAGTTTATGCAGGAATGGTGGAATGCTAAACCATATACACCTGCCGGTATTATCAATCTAGCTGACCTTGGTGATGCATTGTTTGAAGAAGACTATTGTGAGACTTGTCTTTATCCCTGGCCTAAAATGAATGATAAAACCTATGGTATTAGAACTGGGGAACTAGTCTGCTTTACCAGCGGTGCCGGTATGGGCAAGTCAAGTATTATTAGAGAACTTATGCATCATATCATGAACAGTACTAAGGATAACATTGGTGTGTTATGTATGGAAGAGAACACCAGGAACACAGCCTTTAATATTATGAGTGTCGAGGCCAATGCCAGACTTTATATCAGAGAAGTACGAGAAGAATACACCAGAAAACAGCTAATAGAATGGCGGGATAAGACCGTTGGCTCTGGCAGGTTCCTTGCCTTTGATCACTTTGGTTCAATTTCTAACGATGAGATATTGGATCGTGTTAGGTACATGGCTAAAGCTAGAGATTGTAAGTGGATTTTCCTAGATCATCTCTCTATACTGGTGTCAGGGAATGAAGAGTTTGGGGATGAAAGAAAGTCTATTGATGTTCTTATGACCAAGTTAAGATCTCTGGTGGAAGAAACTGGCGTTGGCTTGTTACTTGTTTCACACCTACGCAGACCATCAGGTGATAGGGGTCATGAGGATGGCAAGGAAGTATCCCTCTCTCACCTGAGAGGATCGGCCAGCATAGCGCACCTATCTGATAGTGTCATAGCCCTGGAAAGAAACCAACAGGCTGAAGATGAAACTGAAGCTAATACAACCACAATAAGAATACTCAAGAACAGATACACTGGAGACACTGGTGTGGCGTGTTATCTTTTCTATGATAAAAATACTGGTAGGATGACCCAGATTGATAATCCTTTTATGGAGAATGATGATG